CTGATGCCTCTTCTTTAATAAATGCTTTCCCGGCAACCACAGCCGCATCAAAGAAACTTTCACGAATGGCGTCTAATTGAATAATACCATCACGAATAAAAGCGCGATCTTTGTTCCCGGTGATTGCTGATCTTGCCCGACCAATAACACCAGCCGCCATTTGCTCAAAGCTACGCAATCCCATAAAGCTCATATTGCCAACTACGTTTACCATATGCGTTGATGGCGCAGACAGAATAGAATTAATCCACGATTCGATAACAACATCCATTGTTGTTGCAGTTATTCCATTTTGCACAAACTTAGATTTTGACGCCGCATCTGGCAAAGCTAAGTACAGCTCGCCCAAATATTCAAAATCTTCTAGCGTAGTTGCGCCAAAGATAAGATTATCCATTGCCTCAAGCTGTGATGCCCGACCTTTCTCGAAACCTAGCTCTTGCGCTAACTGCGCTGCCCTCATAGTGCGTGCAGCTTCAGAGCCACCAGCAGAAATATTAGCGTAAAGGTTTCTCTCAAGAGTAACGAGCTGGGCAAATCTTGTGTACAGTTGTTCTTTCTCAACTGGGTCAGTTGCGGCTCTGGACAGCAACAACATTTCTTGCGCCGTGCGTGATACTTTTCTGGCGGCAATCATTCCGGCCAGTAAGTTCTCAGCAGTCTCACCAGACCCCGGCGCTCGTTGCGCCCAATACTTAATAACCTCTTCCATCCCCTGATCTTCTGCCATCTTTAGCAGATTGTCATAAGTGATGGTGCCTCGCCGTGCCACATCAAATTGCTCGGCGTTGGCGTCCTTAACTCTGGCTAAATACTCAGCGTGAGTAGGCAGTTCATCGCCCATAGCAATCTCAGGCAGATTGACGCCATCAAGAAACTCGCCACCGAGCGCCTCGTTTATAGCTTTGATTTCTTCATCAGATGCTGGCTTGATGATAATGCTAGACCCAAGCTGTTGGATCGGCTCATCGGGCAATGGCGGCAACACTTTCTTTTCTGCCTGAGCTGTGCGCTTAGCAAGCCACTCAGCGCCCTTAGTAATGAAATCGGTTTTACCGCCAACTTCCATTAGCTTTGGCATTTGGTTTTCTTCTGGCTTTAACACCGGGTCAATGATTTGTGGCGCTTCCATTTCTGGCGCAACGTCAGGCGTAGGCTCTCTGAACACAGCCTCTTGGACTGTTTCTTTAGCTACCTTCTCGTCTACCATCTCATTGACGCGAGCGGTGATGTCTCTAGGTGGTCGTGCCATTGCTTACGCCTTTCTTGCGGCGATACATTGCCACAAGGTCAGATACAAATCGTTTTCTGTCTGCGTCACTTAAACGCTCGGCAAACATCTCATATTCCAAATCCTCGCCGGATCTATTCGGCGTTGGCATTCCCAGTGATGTCACTGACATCGACTCCTCGGCTGTTGGCGATTTTTGCAAATTCTGTTTCATAATCTGTCGGTGCGCTCCTCTTAGAACCTACGCCGAATTTAACATAAAGTTCCTTTTCTGGATACCAAATCAATGCTTGCAATGCGGCGCGATCCAGATCTACGCCTTGTTGCCTTAATATATCTAAAGCCTCATCAACTGTGTCACGCATAAAGTTTCTTTGGTTCCCACCGCCCGGTGCTTCAAGAACTTTACTTTGCGCCTCAACAAAGTTTTTAGATGCCTTATTAAGTTCTGTTTTGTTTTTATATCCGCTTCTAACGTAATCTTTATGCGCCCTTTGAGCAAGTTCAATTAACAAATCATCATCTGCTAAAAGTTCATTATGGGAATATCCAAACTGCTGTGCGATCTCTGGCGTTATTTCAGAACGTATACGCTCTAACTGTTTTTGCGCCGTCTTTTCAGCTTGTTTAACAACAAGCGACCCAGTATATCTGCCCCAGCTTCTCATAAACCATCTATCCATTGTTAATGGTTTATAATTGCCGTTTAAGTTTTGGTAGAAACCGCCGCCAATTTTAGGGCCAAAAATAACACTAGCTGGCAATAGCGTATCTTTATTTTCGCCGCTTACCTTAAAGCCGTATTGTTTACCTATTTCATCAAGCTCTCTAACGGTAAACTCTTGGGATAAGAAATCAAAGAACTCATCCTCGCCCATTTCATCAACCATATCATTATACAGCTTAAATGCAAATTCCATAGCTGGACGTTCTTTGCCGCCACCAAACTCTAGCTTTTCTGGCATACGACCAGAGGTTAAGAAATCATCAAATATTTGAAAGGTTCTTTCTGCGTTATCTTGAACAGAAGCGCCGTTACTTGTGATTGCTGTAATAAATTTTAATGACTGTGTTTTATTTGGATCTTCCATCGCTTCTGGATATACACGTTGTGCAATCCTCATAGCGTTATCAACTTTTGTTCTATACCAATCACCAGCGTTACCGGCTTTACGCATTGCGTGTAATGTTTCAGCCGCCATAACTCTAGCTATCCGCGCTTTATTTGCTGGCGTCATTTCTGCCGTTGCGCCGGATGTTTGTGTTCTGGCGTCTATTTCATTAGCCACATCAAAGATTGTGCGCTTGCCAGTTGCTAGCGGCGCAATTTCTTCGCCCTCATAAAGCTGAGGAATAATTGAACCTGATCTTTCTTCTGGGGTTAAGTCAATAACTTCTGGGTTAAGATCTAATGGCTGAGGCTCATCTGTTTTGCCCATTAGTTTCTGCGCCCCAACAATAGCCTCATCAATAGCGGCAGGCACATCTACGCCAGCATTTAACTGCACAGACGTATCAGCCTTTCTAGCCGCTACGCGAGCTGGTGCGCCTTCAATAAATTCCTGAGTGGCGCCAGCAACTGTTTTAGCGCCAGCCTTAATGCCCTTAACACCAGCGGCGGTAGCAATGCCAGCGCCGGGGATACCAAAGAATTGGCCAATGCCAGATCCCATTCTGATGTTTTCTTTAGTCGCCTCATCAATCGGCAACTTGTTTAGCCAGCCATCAAACTTGTCAGAGAAATATTCAGTGCCATAGCTTTTAGATATCTCGCCAAACTCTTCAGCAAACACCATTAAAGATTGTTCTGGGTAATCTTCTGGGAATATTTCTTTTAACTGTGCATAAGCGCCAGCCTTACCAGTCGCCGCGATTAATCCATAGATATCTCCGGGTATACCCAAAAACCCTTCAGCCATTCCCTTTGGCAATCCGGCGGCGATTTCTAGTTGTTGCCTATCTGGCAAAAACTCTTCCCCAGTCATTCTTGCGGCGCCAATATCTGGCGCAAATGCGGCCATTGGCCCCATCGCTGTTTCAAGAGTATCTAGGTCAGCTCTTACCTCTGGCGGCTTAGGCTCAATGCGAGCGCGGCCTAGCTTATCCATACTGACTTGCATATCAACGTCAGTTCTAGCGTATGCGTATACCCTTACCGCTTCATCAAATACACTGCTCATTTGCCACCAGCCACATCATACATATTAAATAAATTGCTATATTCTATTGCGTCTATCTCGCCTTTGCTTTGCGCTCGATCTAATGCTAACAAAACTTGAACCTTATCTTCTGGGTCAACGCCACTTCTCTTTAAGAAATTAGTGAGCTTTTTATATTCATCACCAAATATTCTAAGCCCGGCACCCTCAGCCAGTTCGACTTTAGCGGTGCCACGCGAATCTTTAATAAATGCTCTTGCCCACGCTATCGCGTCCAAATCGGCATTCGCTTTCTTTGCCTCAATCAACTCTAGCTCGGCTTGAATAACCTTTTGGTTGTTAGAGTTACTTTCTGCGTTATCGTCACCTCTTAACATAGCCGCATAGTCAAAGCCTTCTGTTGTAACATTAAACTCTGAGCGAATAAGTTGCATCGCTTTGTTATGCGAGCTGTCGCGCTGTGATCTCAAAATTGTGTAATATGTGCGAGCCGTATCTGTGGACAAATCCCTGTCGGTAACTTGTTGCACAATCATGCCTTCGGTTAGTTGTCCTCTAGCCGCCATACCATCGAGCAATGAAACTGTATCGGGATTATCAATAATGTTTTTGCCGGAATAAAACACAGTAAGCTCTGTGCTATACAAATCCTCATCAATCTCGCGCAGGCTTTCAATAAAGCCTAATTCTGCATCAGGGTCACCAGCAATCCTAGCATCAATAATATCTGCTTTGATGCCATCAACTTTTTCTTTTCTGGCCTTTTCATCTCTAGCATCATCAGCCGCAATCACGCTCTGTTCATCACTTAGTGCAGATAATGCTTTACCAAACGCAAACTCGGCTTGCTCAGGTGACATCTGCGACACAAGAATTGCTACGTTTTCATCTTCAATATCGCCATTCGTAAGTTGGATCATAGCGTCAAGAGGCGAATCGGAATCTCTGATCCAATCCACAACATATTGCCCTTTGGCTTCCATTACTGCCTTGTCAAACTCTTCTAGCCTACGGCTGAGGAACGCCTCATCCTCTATGCCGTAAGCTAATGCGTAAATGCGTTGTCTTTCAAGATTAAGAGAATCATCAATAGTTGTTACTGTTTCATCTTCCGCCACCTTATTACCAGCCGCCACAATATCAGGGATGTCATTAATAATAGTATCAACACCAAACGACACCGCCACTTTTTCTTGCGCCTCAGCTTTAGTTGCCATTGCATTTGCGTGAGTGATTAGCTTGCTGTTAGCAACAGGCGTGATAGAGGCTTGCAAGTTAACTGCCGCTATTGGGTTAACCTGACCAAGGGCAGAGCTGTAACCATCAATAATTGCATTAAGCTGAAGCTGAAACTCATCAGCCGACATATCAGTGTCTTTGGCTTCAATACTAAGTGCGCTGATCTCATTACGCGCCGCAATTTCCATATTGGTTTGCATTACGTCAATGGCGGTCTTGCGAGCCTTTTGATCAAAGATGGTAAAGCCATCCGGCAGATCCGGGTCGAAAGTAACGCCAGTGCGGCTGGCTTCCTCAAGCTGTTTAACGCTTGGCGCAATCTCCGCGCCATATTTGACGGCCGCAATCTCTGCTTCAGCAACAGCTCGCTCATAAACAAACTCTGATATAGCGTTTAGACCTTTGCTTATGTTGTCGTAAACCTGAGCCTCTGCCGCGCCAGTTTGAATAAAGTTAACTGACGGCATACTGCCGATTGAAACGCCTAGCGGTCTGTAGCGTGGTAGCTCTGCCATTAATCTGCTAACCCCCTAGTTCCAGTGCCAAGAGTAGATTGAGGCTTACCAATCAGCCCAAACTGATAGGCTGTCGTTCCAAATGATGTAAACGCCCCAATCATTCCAGCTTTCATAGTTGACCTAGCTTGTTGCATATATTGAGCCGCCTGCATCTCACCACCACGCATTGTGATTATCTCATTGTCCTGTACGGTATAAAGCTCTTGAACGCCTTTAGCCGCCGCATACTTTGCTAATCTTAATGCGCTACCTGAGAATGGGTCAATGCCACCAGATCCAGCTCTAGCCACAATCGCCGCCTGCGTCCTGAGAATGTTATCCATAACTTGAACGCCTTGTGCTTTATATTTAAGGCTTTCCTGTTTGGCTTGTATCCGAGCCATAGTCGCTTGCGCCGCAAGCCCTCTGGCTTGCGAGCGAGCGCCCATCATTTGTGACATTGAGCTGGCGGCAGATACTGCGTAACCAAACCCCGGTGATGCCATTGCGGCCGCTAATCCTGCACCCATTTTACTGTCCTGCGCTCACTTTATAATCTATGCCCAAGAGTGTCATCTTGAGCGGTACGGTTTGGCCAATCGTAATCTGACCATCATAATTATAACCTAAAATGCCGTGTAATGTCTTTATTCCTGTAAACTCAGCCACATCATCATCAAGAACCTCAGAACCAAACCGCCGGAATGGTACCTCTTTGCCGTTGATCGTTAATGCCTGTGTCTCAAACAATTCCGCATTTACCTCAAATATTCTCTTCTTAAAGCCCTTCAGAGAGCCGCTGGGTAGCCTTGGCTCTACTGGCAGTGTCTTTACCTCTGGCGTGAAGTTAAGACCGACCTGATAGCTCTCAGACGCCGCCGTAGCAAACGTGACCGTAAACGGCGTTGCAGGCACAGTTTGATCCGGCTCCACAATTCCATCACGAATGATCTTAACTGTTTCAGCTTCGAGGTGATCCATTGTAACAGACGCCGCCGCGCCACCTGTTTTGGCGCAGTCAAGCAATACTGTGCTATCAAATAGTTCGACATAATAAACCGTGCTACCATTGACCGTGCGTTTGACCACCACATAGATATCATCAATATCAACCCCGACATTTATAAACTCTCCATCGGTTGTCCATTCGCTAGGCGCGATGACATTTTGTGATCTCAATAGTGTATAACACGCAATCGACCCATCGTCACCATTTACTACCAACAGGCGGTCACCCTCATCAGTACCAGTAGATTTACGCACCGCCATTTCTTCTGGCGATTTCAATAGGTGTGATGACAGCAAAGAGATCTTAGCTGATGTGTAGGCGTTCTGCGTATCGGTAAACAGAAACTCTTGCAACGCCTTGCCCTGACGTTGGACAAAGATGGTGGCACCATCTACGTTCTGCAACCTGATGCCCGGCTTGATGCCAAATCCGGTCTGTTGTTTAACAATAAGATTGCTAGGCGTGATCGGCTCATCCAAAGTTTGCGGCACATAAAACTCACCGCCTGTCGTAAACACTTGCAGATGGCGGCCAGAGAAAATATCGACAATGGCGTTAAATGTGCCAGTGTCTAATGTGGCTTCAACGCCGTCATCGTCCAGAGCTTCGCCCGGATTAAAGTTAAAGAAATCCGACACCCGGCTACCATAAAGTGTTGACGGCCTGCTGTTCAAGCCACCAAAGAATAGCCTGCCCTCATGAAATGTGACTGAGCGCGGATAGCCTCTTGTGGCTGACCACGCATCCTCATAGCCATTTTCAATTTCCCAATCGCCAGAAACGATAGCGCTTGTATCAAAAAATGGTATTTCGACATATGCCTTCACAACCGTATTGCTGACGTATTCAGTAATCCTAGCCCTGCCAAAACCGCTTAATACGTTTATATATTCATCAACGCTATTCTCGCCCCACGCCTTAATTTCATAGCCGCTAGTCGCATCAGGCGCAGTGTCAAATGCCTTGGACACTGTAGCAATTTTTGTTGCCGCCACATAATCAGATATAAGTCGATGCTGACCAGCGCCAGTGCCGCTAGTAATGTGCAGTGAGAAACCATTACACGCATCATCAGTAGTATAGCTGGTTGCAGATTTTAGTGTAATTGTGGTTGATGTGCCGCCTTGCGCCGTGCCGTTATCTGTCGTCACACTTGATGCCGTCAGCGTGACGTTGCCAGACGTTGCGCTTGGCGTGATAGTAAAGTCAGGGCTAGCAATAGTCTGCGTATAGGCATACTTAGGCACAAACGTAAATGTGATGGTGCTAGCCGTCCAATCGCTATCAGTCGCACCGCGCACAATCTTTAATGGCGCAAGATCTTCATGCACCACAATTACGGTGTCGGCAGACTGCACCCAATTCATTTCCGGCAAGATGGCGCTAGTCAATGCGGCCACAGTCAAATAATCATTGCCTGACCCATTGATGTCAGTGATGAGCGCACCATCCTTAAACACATACATCTTGCCGGGTGTGAACACCAGCATATAGCTGTCAGTCACACTAAACTCAAATGATACCATCCTGACAGCAGTGCCAGCTCCGCTATCTAGCTCGGAAACAAACTTAGTGCCGTCCCGGCGCTTGGCGCCGCCTTGCGGCTGGATGCTGACGTTGCGAGCTGTCGTTAAGCCAGATCCATACTGCGTGATGTCAGTACGAGCGCGAAGCCTCGGATCTAGTTCGCCTGCCGTAAAATCATTTTGGATCTGGATGATGCGGCTCATATTAGAACCTTATGTCAGATATCGGAAATTCCTGTATGCTTTGGGCTGGCTTGTCGATGCCATCAATATTAATAGCAACGCGAACCAAACCGCCACGCATATTATCAGATGGGGCGCCATAGGCTTTCTGGTGATAGTAGTCAGCTTTGGTGAGCTGGTCAGTAATTGGCTCGGCAAACTCTGCCGCCAATGCTGTTTTCAATAACCGCACAAAGTACGGTGGGAAATCGGTAGGCTCTGGCCGATATTGATAATCAATATAGACAGTCTCTAAGTTGGTGAACAATCCACCAGCATAGATCTCATAATCACGCACCGAGCGCTCAGAGATTGCGCTGGTAGGGAATACAGCCTTTGGTAAGCCAAGACGATCACCCGGCAACTGATACTTATATTTCCATTCGTTGATCGGGGTGTCTAGCAACTGGGCAAGCTGTACTTTCTTTAATGTCCAGCTATATGGGTACTGCATCAGAAGAGTGTCGCGCACATCGTCATAAAGACGGTCTGCAACCTGAGCCTCATCTGTGCCATCAGAAAAACTTGAAAGAGGTGATGCGCCAAGCATAATTAGCGCATCGGAGCAGATTGATAGTTTTGTGTCGCCAGAGGCCATATTCTACTCCAATAGGTAGGTGGGGCGACCGAAGCCGCCCCGACCAATATTAGTCGCTGTCAGTCATTGCGATGGTGGTGCCATCGGTAACATCAACAACGCCAGAGGCGTTTGATGCAACCATAACGATTGACATCGTTGGGGTCGCGCTGTCGTGAACAAAGATGATATCGCCAACTGACAGAGTGTCTGCCAAGTCGTTGAAATATCCTGCGGTGTTCACGGTTGCGATAGCGTCAGCAGATGTATAGGTGTACATCGAAGGCGCATTGCCTTTCTTTGCGGCACCAATAACATTCCAACCTGAAGATGCGAAAGCCATAATATAGTCTCCTCTCTTACTCGGTTGCGCTGATCTTGACAATGCCTTCATCGTCAATGGCCACTGCACCAGCAGAGAACATTGAAGACACGAGGAAGGATGTCTTTTCAGCTACATAGTTGATTTCTGAACGCTGGTTCATGCCAATGCCCATACCAATAGCATCGCGGTGGAATGCGAAGCAACTGCGAGTGGACGGTAATGGCAAGCCACCTTCGTCACGATCACCAAGAGTAACAAAGCGGAAACCGAGGAAAGTGTCGATTTCGCCCTGCACCAGTGCCTTAACGCTGGCGAAATCAGAGCTGGTCAGCTCAGTCTCGTCAAGCAGTGAAGACAGGCCATTGGCGTGGATCAACATAACGCGGCCTTCGGAAGGTACGTTTTTGGTGTCCAGTGCTTTCTTAGCGGCCAACAGCTTGGCAAGGTTCATATTTGAACCAACGCCGCCGATGTCGGTGCCAACGGTTGATGGTGAGGAAGCCGCGTTCAGTGCGTCAATGACGAGCTGATCCATACGGCGGCCAATAGCAGAACCAACAACGGTGACTAGCTCACGGCGTTCGTCAAAGTTGACTTTCTGCTGGTTGAAGATATCTGAATATTCAGCGGCGATGTAGTCTGACATCGTAGCTGTAACCTGTGAATAGGTTACGTTCAGAGGGGTAACGTCTGTCTGTGGTACACGGACAGTTGCGGTGCCTTTCCCGATCTTCGGGAATTTTACCTGATTGCCTTCGACATTTGAACGCTCACGAACAAGTCCAGCAAGGGCGCGGTTTGCTTGGTACGCCTGCTTGACTTCCGCATCGAACATTTGAACGAAAGCATTGGAAATGCCTACTGCCATTTCTCTATCCTTTCATAAAAAGTTTAATACAAGATCGCGTCAGGTATCCGATGCCGGGCTGTCACTTGGGCATAAACGCTACGCCCCCAAACGTGTGCGACAGGTCGAAGCTCGATTGTCTGTCAAGTCAAAATATAATGGAAAAACTGGGGCGTGTAAACACCCCAGTTAATTTACATAGCTTGATAGTCCTGAGTGCCGTAAACCTGTTCAAACATCTTCTCCACCTTTGCTCGGTAGATCGGATCATTGAGGTACTCAGGCTTCGCCACCATTGCGGTTAGCTCATCCCTCGATGGCGCACCTTCCGGCTGTGCCACATCAATCGGAATAGAGCGGTCGCCGTAGTAGCTTCTGATCTTCTGAAGAGCGCGGATACCCTGAGCGGTGCCGCCCATAATCTTAAACTCTTCAAAATCATCCTGACCCCACACGCCTTTGCGTACTAGGGATTGACCCCACTCGGTCATAGATTTAATGACGGCATCAGCATTATTGCCCAGTTTCTTATATTCTTCCTGATAAGAAACCTCAGCCATATCAGCCTCAGACCCAGCCATCTCAACAAACTTGCTGGCCAGCTCTTCAAACGCCGCCTGACTAACGCCATTCTGTTTTGCCCAATCCTTATAGGTATTGAACAGCTCATCATCTTCTGGGATGTTGGCATCAGCAAACGCACTAACATCATACTCTTCTGGTGCCTTGTGTTTGCCTTGGCTGAATTTCTTTTGCAATTCAGCGTAGCCTTTGGCGAGATCTTCGCCTGTCTTGAATTTTTCCGGCAACCATTCTGGCCGCTCGGCTTCGGTGGTTTGTTCAGCCGCTTGTGCTTCTGCATCTGGCTGAATATGGGAAATGCCTGCCTCTGCCTGCTGGTTGTCTTCGCCTTCTGTTTCCAGAGTAGCAAAGGCCATCAAGCCTTCGGTTTCATCACTCATAAGTGTCTTGCCCTTTTCATTCTGCGCTCGATCTCTCGAACAATACTGTTTTGACCCTCTCTAGCCCAACCGTGCGAGGCGTCCTCGCCGGGGTACCAAGTGGGTTGCTCAATCGTTTGCGATCTCAAATGTTCCAATAATTCTTGGCCATCTTCTGACCCAAACACGCGAAGATACAAACGATCAACATCATCCTTCATATCTTCCACGTTCTTACGCAACTCAGGCTCAACCGTCCTGAGCGCTTCCCAACCTTCAACATCCATTTAGATAGCTCCCTCTGGTGGCATCTCACCGCCCTCTGGTGGCAACATTCCCTGTTGCTGTGCAGCGGCTTGAGCCATTTGCGCCGCCATCTCAGCGGCTTGTTGCCGCTCTTGCGGCGTAGTGCGAAGATCGGCAGGAATGCCCATCTTGTCTGCGATGTAATCTGGGATGGCTGATGTGCGAACCGCCATCTGCCCATCCGGCCCAAGGCTAGATGAGATCTGCGCCCACTGCATAATCTTCTCAATGTCGCCATAATTCTGCGCCTGAGCAATCGGGCTGACCGGGGTCACCTTTACCTCTAGGCCATTCACTTTCAACGGCATTTCAATCAATCCGCGCTCATCCATCACATATAGGATGCGTGAGATCAATGGGATCATTGTCTCATTGATCAATCTTCCAAAGGCAGACCCAAGGTTCTGAGCCAGCTCAGATATCTTATGGGACACCTCTGTGGCTGACCGTGCTGACATATTGTCGGGCGGTAGGGTATCGTCCATCATAATCTTTTTAATATTCATCCGCAGATCATTAATGACGATCTGGCTAACATTAAAATCACCAGTACGCGGCAATGCTCTGAGGCTTTCACCTTGTGGGCCGCCATTACGAGCCACAGGAATAATTGCGCCGGGTCTAATGCTTACCGCTTGTGGGTTCAGCACACCATCGTCTGCCGCTGTATATACCCCGGCGATGCTAATGCTGGCATTTTTCAGCAACAGCTCTAGCGTTTTGTTTAGCGTTTTAACGTCAGGAATAGCAGTCACCAACGGCCCACGGCCATAGACTTCGCCTGCCACCTTCATGTATCGCGCTACAATCCAAGGGCTAGATTTCATCTTGCGCTCTAGCATTGTCTCTTTGCCTTCCGGCCAGATCACATAATAGCAATACTCAGCCTCATCCGCTTCATAGATGGTGGCCTCTAGCAATTCGATCTCATTGGTCGGGTGTTCATCAATGATGCGCTGAAGGCGCTCTGGGATCTCGATGTCAGGCCAATGCTGTACAATCGCCTGCACCCCCCACCCCCCCCCCCCCCCCCCCCACCCCCCCCCCCCCCCCCCCCCCCCCCCACCCCCCCCCCCCCCCCCCCCCCCCCCCCCCCCCCCCCCCCCCCCCCCCC